ATAACATATCATTAATAGTTGAATCATACCGTCTATTTACCGCTTATCAGATAGTTACAACAAAAGGTATCAAATGGTTATAGGTTGGCATGCCGTTGGTCAATTAGAGCCTTGACAGAGGCCAATAGCAGTCTAGTCTGTTTTACAAGGTTAAATTGTTTCCTTTTCCCCCCTTTGCAATCCCCTCTAAACCTTCAGTCATATATAGCTTTAATCACTAAAACCATCAGCATTAAATTACTTAACACTTTAGCTTAGTTACCCTTGTAATTAGGTTATAAGGTTATCTATTAAACTATTAAACTATTTAATCAATAAATAATGAATTTAAGGGTTTTTATTATGGCGAATAGAGGCAGGCCAAAAGGCAGTAAGAACAAGAAAACGGCATTAGATAGGAAAGCTATATCTAAAGAATTAGACGCTAAGCATGTTTTACAGAATAAGCTGCCTATTGTTGAAAATAGCAAGGGTTATAGGTTTCAACTAACAGAGGCTGACTTGGATGGAATAATTCAAGCAGTTAGCGTTGGGGCGAGTGCCAAGTATGTTGCTTATCAGTTGGGGATAAGTGAGGGCGAATTGAATGTTGCTATTAATAATTCTAGGCGTGTAAAAGAAGCCGTTCAAAGAGGCCTTGCCATTGATGAAATGGAAATGACTAGCAAGTTTAGGGAGCTAGCAATGCAAGGCAGCGTGCCCGCCGCCATATTCTACCAAAAGAACAAACACGGGTGGCTAGATAGCCCTGTACAAAACAACAAAGGCGACATAACTATAAATGTGGTGACTGGCATTGATAGAGACAACGAGCAAACCCTTATAGATGCTGAGTTTGATCACATTAACAATAGCTAGCCCTGAACAATAACCAGTTATCTATAATAACCCGTCAACACCTTAGCCCGCCTTCATAGCCCTGCCTGCCTGCCTCCCTCCCTCGATTAATCCGCCCCGCTGAAATTCCACAATCGAAGGGGGGGGTGGGCCAAAAATTCGCGCCACGTCGCGCCAAGGACTATGTGACACACATTTTTTCTAAATTTAATTGTTTACACCCACACTAAACCAAGTTAACTTACTTAACGAGTTTTAACAGATTGTTAACAACTTATGTCATTAAGGGAGTAAATATGTCATACACATCTGAACAGTATGCACAACGCAAGCAGAAGGAGGCTCAACGCAAGGCAGCAGAGGCTAAGCTGTGTTTTAAGCACTTACTATGGGTAAAGGGTAACAGGGCTGAGAAGGGGCGTAGATTGCCTGCTGAGGCTGCTGTTAAATCAAGACTAAATAAATGAGGGAATGGTAATGAGTGATGAAAAGCAAGAGGTAGAAATTAATGAAGAGTTTAAGCGATTTATTGAGGAAAATGACGCGGGCGCTGCAAGACATAAAAAAATAGTGGACGACTCAGTAACTATTACTGTTAGCACTTCGGGTTACGGTAGCAATTTTTATGATAGGTATGAACTTTTAAAACTTAAGGTTACTGGCAATAACAACATACTTCTTAAATGGGATTCTGGTGAGGTTTTTGATGAAGAAATAACGCTTAGTCATGCTATGGCTGTCAAACTTAATGGCAAGCTCACAAAGGCCATTAATCATTGTGACGAGAATCTTTTACGAGAAATAGAACGGGCTAATGACGATACTGACGACAAGCCTAATGGCGGGTTTGTTTGCTAGGCAGCAGTTAGCCCTGCCAATGGTAGAGCCTAAACGCTATGCGTAGCACACTTTGAAAATTCTGCAAACGGGCGCTAGAACTAGCGTCCACTTGCTTTGTACTAGGGCGGTACTTTGAAGTACCACCTATTTTATTTAAGCAAAGCCTATAAAAATAGGTGTCAAGCTTTTTCTAACCCCCTATGCCCTCTAGCCTGTAGCCTGTTTTTCCTACCTAAAACCTAACTTTTGCAAAGTTGAGCAAATGCCATTTGGTATAATACGCATACGCCCGCAATAACGCAGGGCTGATAAGAGGCTTAATTATGTTATTACCAAAAAACACACAATCTGAAAATGGCAATTTTTATACAGTGAGTACAAAGGATGAATATAAGAGGCGCAAGTTTGCCAGTGTTGAAGCTAGAAAGGCTCATTACTCTACAAAGCGTGAGGCTAACGCACACTGCAAACAGCTTAATGCTCGTTTAGACTGTGAAATGTATGAGATACATGAGTGCGCAATAATGGCTTTTTAATAGTCGGCACCTAAAAGTCTACCATTCGGAATTTGCAAATACAGAACATTAGTTGTAAAGTCTTTTAACGAAAGTTAACGGGGCTTGTAAATGCAACAGGTGGTAGACATATCAACGGGCTATAAGCCTAGACCTTTGCAGATGCAGATTCATAGGGATATGAAGAGGTTTTCTGTCATAGCCATTCATAGGCGTTTCGGTAAAACTGTACTGGCTGTTAACGAACTTATAGACGCTGCTCTAAAGTGTAAACTGCACAACCCCCGCATGGCTTACATAGCCCCGTATTACAAACAAGCTAAATCTGTTGCTTGGGCTTACCTTAAAGATTTCTGTTATCAGATACCCAATGCTAAGGCCTATGAGTCTGAGCTACGCATAGACATACCTGTAGGTATGAATAACGGCAAACCCTCTATTGCCCGCATCCAGTTATTCGGCTGTGACCCACCTGACGCTTTACGTGGACTCTACTTTGACTCAGTAGCACTTGACGAATATGGCAACATGCCGCAGTCACTTTGGAATGAAGTGTTAAGGCCCGCATTGTCAGATAGAAAAGGGAAATGCACATTCTTAGGCACCCCCAATGGCAAAAACCATTTTTATACTATGTACATGGATGCTGCCGCAAAGATGGAACAGGGGCACCCTGAGTGGTATGCCGCTACGTTTCGTGCTGATGAAACCCGCATTATTGACCCTGATGAATTAGCCTCAGCTAAAGAGAACATGCCTGAATCAGATTTCAGACAAGAGTTCTTATGCGATTGGGCTGCTGCTGTTAAGGGTGCGTTTTATTCTGACGAAATGAACAGGGCACGATCACAGGGCCGAGTGATGCGGATCCCTTATGAACGTGGCCTACCTGTAAACCTAGCATTTGATTTAGGTATTGATGATCAGACTGCTGTGTGGTTTTTCCAGTGTTTTAGAAGTGAGATACGCCTAATTGACTACGTTGAGTGGGCAGATAAAGGCCTTATCGATGTGCTTAAGGACATTAAAGAAATGCCCTATGTCTATGGCGAAACGATCATGCCATGGGATGTGAACATACGTGAACTGACAACGGGCAGGGCTAGGCTTGAAGTGGCTGAGGAACTTGGCTTCGATGTGCTAGTCGCTAAAAAAATGAATGTTGAAGACGGTATCAATGCCTGTAGAACCCTCTTATCTCAGTGCTATTTTGATGAATCAAACTGTCAACGCGGCATAGACTGCCTAGAAAATTACCGCAAGAAATACGACCCCCGCACCTCTTCTTTCCTAATGCGTCCTGAACACGATGAATTCTCTCATGGTGCTGATGCTTTTAGATACTTAGCCGTGGCTTATGAGCCAAACATGGGTGAACAGTTGCTTGGTTCGTCGTCGAATAGACGTGGCAGCAAGGTCAAGGTTAATAAATGCACGTAGGCGTTAAACGCTGTGCAGGGGCTGCAAACAATAAGCTTAAAAAGCGTGCTGAAAATGAGCGCATGCTTAAAGCATCTTGGGATTATTGGGAACGTCAGGGGCTTGAACACCCTATGAAGGCTAACAGCAGTGGTATCAAGCCACTCATTGACATTATACGCAAAGGCACTTAGATGAAATCACAAGACATAGTTAACAGGTTTGGTCGCGTCAAAAATAGTCGCAGTGTTGTTCAAGATACTTGGGATTATATTGAACGGTATATATCGCCGTACAGAGGGCGTTTTTTCAAAGATGAATCAAGCGAAAATTCTATCGAGTGGCGCAGGCCATGGGTTTATGATGCTACGGCTATCATGGCAGCACAAAACCTAGCTAGTTCACTGCATTCTCGCCTAACCTCTGCCTCTAGCATGTGGTTTAACCTAGCTTTCCGCGATAACACCTTAGACGATGATCAAGATGCGCTTGAGTGGCTTGAGGCCTGTAGCAAGTTATGTTGGGAGGCTTTACAAGATTCAAACTTTAACGTGCAGGTAAGCGAGACCTATCAAGACCTAGTTTGCTTTGGCACCTCTGTCATATTGGAAGATCAAGACACTGATCAGGGTGAATTTAAAGGCCTTAATTTTAAATCAGTGCCGATTAAGGAATGCTACTTCGAGCAAGATCATAAAGGTGAGGTAGGTGTGTTTTATCGGCACCTACAGTGGACGATTCTACAAATTGAAGAGTTTTTCAAGGATCAGCCTATACCTAAGTGGATCAGTGATCAGTTTGGCCTTGAGAACCTTGATCCCGATAGAAAGTACGACATTATTTATTGCATCTATCGTAGAACTGAAATCCCGCAAAATGCCAACAGCAATAACACTACTGCCAGTAAACGCCCGTATGGTTATCAGTATGTGCTGCTAGATTCAGGTGAACAGATTGGTGATGAAGGCGGGTACTATGAAATGCCTGCTTTCTGTCCTAGATGGCGATCAACAAGTTCAAGCATGTGGGGTAATAGCCCTGCAATGATCGCCTTATCAGACACTATGACACTCAATAGAACCATTGAGCTTAACTTTTTAGCCGTTGAGAAAGCCTTAGACCCGCCCACGCTAACAACAAGCCGTGGCCTTATTTCTGACCTAGACCTGAACGCGGGTGGACTTACAGTAGTTCGTGATATTAATGAGCTGACTACATTTGAGTCTAAGGCTAGATTCGATGTTACCTATCAAGAAATGAATAGGCTGCGTGAAAATATCAACGCCTATTTCTTTATCCCGCAATTAATTTTACCCCCAATGGAAGGCACCCCCGCTACAGCAACTGAGATCAGTGTGCGGATGCAGCAGCTAGAGGCGCTAATTAGCCCCACATTGGGCCGATTACAGGTTGATATGCTTGATCCAATCATACAGCGAACCTTTAGGATTTTATGGCGGGCAAACAAGCTGCCTACCCCACCTGACAGCGTTATACAAAGTGGCGCATCTACAGACATTGAATACACCTCACCAATGGCTAAGGCGTTGGATTCATCCAATGTGCAAGCTGTTGAGCGTTGGGT